GTAGACGTTCGTCAGGGTGACGACGTCCTGACGCGCGACGGCGATCGAGCCCGCAGGCCACGTGAGGAAGCTGAGCGAGCTGGGCAGTGCGGTCATGAACGGGGCTGTGGCGTCACCACCGGGGAACGCTGGGTTGAGCGCACCGCCGGTGACGAGACCGTCCTGCCAACCGCGGACGAAGTGCACGCGCGTGTTCATCACGGAGAACAGCGACGCGATGTACGAGTCGGACACGGACAGGAGTCCGCCGGTGTCACCGGAGCGGCGCGACAGGTCGGCGCGCATCTGGTCGATGATCCACTCCGGCATCGCGACCTCAACGGTCGACTCGCGGCGCAGGTTGAACCGGTACCGGGTGTCCGTCGCGGCCAGACCGACCGCAGCCAGGACCGCAGAGGTGAACGAGTCGCCGTCCGGGTCCGGGTTGGCGAACACGGTCGCAGCGCCCGCACGGGCGATGATGTCCGCGATGATAATGCGGTTCTGCTCCGCCTCATGGGCGGCGCGCAGACCCCGCTCCCACGCGTCGACCACCTCGGGGTAGCCGGCCGCCTGGAGGAAGCTGACGCGGATGCACAGCGCCAGAACGTCGAGCCGACGGTTCTCGAAGGTGGGGCAGGGGATCTCCGAGCACGTCTTGGCCGTGTCGGCGATGACCTGCGCTTCGGTCAGGAAGTTCGAGCCGCCGCCCGCCGCGATCGCGTTCGCGTAGATGGTCGGGAAGTCCGGCTCATCGGTGTAGTTGATGCCGCCTCGGGTCACCGTGACGGTCGGGAGGTCGAGGAAGCCGACCCGCTCATCCCAGTTCGTGCAGAGCGAGTAGTCGTTCTGCGACGGAGCACACCAGCCGGCGGCGGCCGTCAGGCTCGCCCCCTGGTCAATGGAGTGCTGCCACGCCTTGGCCAGGCTGCCGCCGTGCAGGCGCGACTCACGGCGCACCTCGCGCAGGATCGCCTGCGTCTCGGGGCCGTTCTCGGTGTCGACGGTGTAGCCCTCGCCACGGTCGCGCTTGAACTGGGCGATGGTCTGCCGCTGACCGGGAGCGCCCCGGTGGCCGAACGACTGAGCGTTCTTGATGAGCGCGAAGCCGACCTGGTTGTTGCCCGCGTACTCGTCACCGTCCCGCATGCCGAGGAGACCCCGGGCCATGTGGGAGAGCTCGGTGGAGAGCTTGACCTCTCCGACCGTTGCTACAGACGCCGGTACAACGGGGGTCTGTACGGCCATCTCAGCCACGCTGGGGACGGCCAGGGCCTGGGAGACCGGCTCGGGCTCCACGGCCGCCACAGGGACCGCCACGGGCGTCACAGCGGGGATGGTGAGGTCGGTGGCGGAGGCGAAGGCCTCACGTGCCGCCTGCTCGGCCGTGGCGCGCTCGGCACGGGCCTTGATCTCCGCGCTGAACAGCGGCAGACGCTCGGCGAGAGTGGCGAACTCGGCCGCCTCCTCCTCCGTGTGCGTCTCCAGCGCGCTGAGCGCACGGCCCCGCTCGATGGTGGCGGAATGCCGGGTCTGGAGATCGGCGTCGGAGAACGCGGTGACGTCGAACGCCGGGGCGGTCTCGGGGGTGGTCTCGTCACTCATGGGTGCTCCTCCTGCGGGCACATGGGACGGAAGTGGTCACGTCGCACGGCCGGCCCGCAGCCAGACACCTTGCTGTCCACAGCGTACGCCACAGCCTGTGGATAACGCAGTGGTGCACAGAGAGTAATCGCCGTCCGGTGCCCCCGCTGGAGAGGGACAAAACGGACGCAGACAGCACCTAGACGGGTTAGACAGCAAAATAGTTAACCCACGCGAGGGACTATTCTCTAGGCCGGTTAACCGGACTAGCTGTCTAACCCGTCTAGGTGCTGACTAGGCGCAGGTCAGGCTAGGTGCCGGGCAAAACGGACACGTGGCCACTGACCTGGAACGACAGTAGCCACGTGTGTTTTGGTGCTTACTTCTTCGGCACGATGCGCTTGGTCCCGCCCTGAGGCGACGCAGCGAGCTTCATCGTCGCTTCGGCCAGTGTTCCGACCCTCTCTGACTCCCCAGAGTGACGGTAGGTGATCTCGTACTCCGTGTTCGCGGAGCGCCTGGCGCTCCCGCACGATCCGCAGTTGCCCATCAGTTCGTCCCTTCCATCGCTTCCGCCCACGCCCACCGTGCGCGGATGTCCGGTTCATCCGTGTTTCGCGGAGCCGCGAACTCCCCCTCCTCCGGCCGCAGGCCCGTGGACGCGATGAGGCAGTTCTGCCGGTCCAGCGAGAACGCCACCTTCGCGCGCGGTACCGGGAACCCCGGAGAGTTCACCGAGCACACCGCGATCAGCTCCAGCGCCCCGCCGATCCGGCGCCAGTCCCCGCTGACGGGTGAGGACATGAACGTCTGGCGCTTCTCCTCGCTCGCCCCGGGGAGCATCCACCCCGCGACCCAGATCCCGTGGTCGTCCTCGCCGGCCACCACCCGGGCGACGGCAGCGTCCACGTCGTCGTAGTGCGCTGCGGCAGCCTGGAAGGCTAGCTGGGGGTCGGCATGCCGAGGACCCGTCACGAGCGTTCCAACGGGCAGCACAGAGCCGTCAGAGAGCCGCTGTTCCCCCGTGTGGAAGTAGGCGTACCCCGATGGGCTGAACGGAGCCGTCACGCACCCGGGCAAGCCCACGTGGCACGTCTCCCACCCCGCGATGTGGCCGAACACCCGCCCCGTGTCGGAGACAGTGAGCGGCGTGAGTCGGTCCAGGTCCGGACGTCGGAACCAGTCGATCGGCGGGAGCTGCGCCGGCGCGGCAGAGGCGGTCAGGCCGTAGTTGCTGATCGGGGAGCAATCCTCCGTGGCCGGATCGCAGTCGGCAGGCACCGGGTTGAGTGTCAGCGAGACACCCTCGAACGCGGGGATGGAGACCAGCGTCGCCCCGGCCACGCGCCATTTCGTGATGACCAGCCGCTCCTGTGCGTCCAGCGTGTACTCGATGTCATCCAGGTCCACGGACGGCCCGATCACGCCGGCTTCGAGCTGCTCTGTCACCGGGCCGGGGATGCCGTCGAGCATCGACCCCGTGGCGGTCACCATGCCGTCGCCGAATGCCAGCGTCTCGATGCGCCCGACCACGCGCGAACCGCCGTGCCCGTCGTCGCTCATCTCCTGCCACATCAGCGGAAGGGGTAGCCCACGTGACGTACCGCCACCGGGCGCGAGGATGCGCCCGTCTCCCGTCGGCACGCCGATGCGCGCCAGTACCGCACTCCAGCTACGCGCCATCGTCAGTCCTCCTGAACTGTCGGTTCGTCCAGTCGATCTCTTCACCCAGCACCACCGGTAGCAGCGAGCACCGGCAGTTGATCACCTCTGCCGCAGGCCCGGTCGGATCGCCCGGAAACAGAAGCGACGCACCTCCCACACGGAACGGCGAACGCAGCAGGGTGCGCTGCCCGTCAGCCGCGTCATGGGTCGGTCTCGTCCTCTTGTCGTCCGTTGCAATCCACACTTTCGCGGGCGCCACGTCGCCCCTCTGTTCCGCGTCCAGCTCGGCCGCCCGGAACACCCCGGCGTTCACAGCCCCGATGGTCTCCGTCCGAGCCACCGTCACGGCCCTGTTGGGCCAGTACGGCGTAGCCGTGGACGTCAGCACCGCCTGCACCGCCCGGGCCACCTCCGGGATGCTCGCCCCGTCACGAATGCCCGTCTCGATCTCCCGCACGATCAGCGCATACACCTCGTCCGGCACGTTCTTCATGCGGTTGCCCGCGGCGTTGAGGTACCCGCTCACCCACGTGTCCGCGCTCGGCTCCCCCGCACCCGTTACGCGCCTCCAGGCACGCCCCAGGACCGTCCCGACCACCGGGACGACCTGGACGTCCACCTCATCGCTCCAGAAGCCGGAGAAGTCGCTCACGCGCCCCACGTCCACACCCCCGTCCCGCGTCACCGCAGGGCGTACCCGGTCCAGGAAGCGGGTCAGGGAGCGGAACCACGCACGCCCCACGGCTTGCTCACCCTCGCGGATGAACTGCTGGGCGCGCAGCCGCTGCGGAAGCCCGTTGTCAGGCGGAGGCGTGGTCACGGCAGCAGCCAGGACTTGAGTTCGGCGCGGCTGTGCGGCTTGCGCTTCAACAGCCGGATGTCGACGTACTCCGCGAGCCGTTCACGCAGCCATACTTCCTCCAGTCCGAACGCTTCCGCCACGGGGCCTGCGAACTGGAACGAACCTTCCATCAAACGACCGGTGTCCATCGGGTTCGGAGCGATCACCGTGTGCAGCTCGTGCTTCGGCACGTGGCTGAACTGGCCCCGGTGCTCCCGCGTGAGCAGCCGCCCGCCGGCGCGCGAAAGCGCGTCGAACACCAACAGCTCCGCAGCAGCCGTCAGGCCCTCCGGCACAGCTCCGTCGTCCGGTTCCGAAGCGCGCTCAGGCAACGCGTTGGCGGGCTCCGGAGGCTCTTCCGGCTGGAGCTCCCCGCCCTGTACCTCCCCGGCCACACCTGCGGCTGCGGGCGCGACCTCAATGTCCATCCCCAGCGCTTCGGCCACATTCGGGTCGGCGAGCAGCGTGGGCGCACCGATGACGATCTTCTCCAGCAGCCTGCGGGTGCGCTCCTCCTCACCCGGCCGGGCGTCCTCCGGGATGCCGTTCTCCGTGGCCATGTAGTCGTCAGAGATGAGGATGCGGTCGTGCAGGTCCCGCAGGTTCTCCGTGTCGTCCGGGCGCGCCACGATGGCCGTGGTGTCCCACCCGAGCGTGAACCGCTGGGGGTTCGCCTCCCCCATGGCTGCCAGGATCCTGCGGAACCAGAACTCGACCACAGCGCCGCTGATCGCCTTGAGTAGCGGCTCGATGTAGACCTTGTAGTTCTCCTCCGTCACCTGCCACCCGGACCAGTGGTTCGCCTCATCCTGCGTGCCGTCGCCGATGGAGTCGACGATGTTCAAGGCACGCACCACCCGGCGCAGCGCCACGTCCCGCTTGTCGGCAAGCTCCCCGTCCATCTCCGTGGCCAGGTCCAGATGCTTGGCCCATCCGTCGTTGGCGATGAGTTCACCCGGCGCCGTGACCGTCACAGGCGCGGAGGCGGAGGCGTCCCCCGGGTTCTTCAGGTTGAACTCGAAGGCCGAGAGCAGCGTGTCCGCGAACGACTGCGCTGAGGTGTCGAAATCACCCTTCGGGAAGTCCAGCTCCTCGGCCAGCGCCATCACGCCGTTGAGCGCGATACGGGCGTTCAGCCGACTGATGATCGCTTGGCTGTACTTCTCCGCCTCACGGCACGGTGGCAGCGCGGCGCGCATCGCGCTGTCCGCCTTGGCCTGGTCGTTGGGGTGCGGGTCCCACAGGCGGATGAGCCGGTCCCGGGGCCCGAGCGTCACCGTCGCCCCGGTGAACGGATCGTCGTACGTCCAGCTCTCGCCCTTGCTGCGCACCTTCGAGTCCGACAGAACCAGCCACTCGTCGGGCAGGCCGGCTCCGCGTGGACGCACGATGATCCACGCCTCCCCCGCCACCATCCAGCACAGCGCCGCGATTTTCAGCAGACGCGGTGCGTTCTCCGCCCCGCCGAACACCTGCGCCGCTGCCGCCTGCGCCCGGGCGTCCTCCGTCGGCCCGGTCACCTTCCCGTTCTCGTCGAGCTCGGCCGCGTAGACGTCCGCCTGGCTCACCGCGTTGGCGATCCAGATCATCGGGTTGTGGACCTCGCCGAACACGTCGAAGTAGTACCAGGCTTCGCGCTGCCACTGTTCCTCGCCCTGCGGAGGACGACGGGAGCGGGCCACGGTGCGCACCTCCGGCCCGTTCATGGGCATGGCGGCTGCCACGACGGACTTGGGCGGGGTCTTCTTGATCCCCATGCGGTGCAGCACTCCCATGCCTTACTCCCTGTCCCACGACGCGAGCCAGCCGGCCGCGTAGCTTCCTGCGAGCGCAAGACACGCCGCCGTGAACACCTCAGTGTCGCCCCACGCCCACCACGCCGCTCCCACGCCCGCGCCGACGTACACCGACGCACACCAGTCGCAGACGATCAGGTACGCGGCCAGACCGTGTTCGGGAAGCCTGCGGATCAACCACCGCCTCGGGGCCTGCGTGATGCGGTCCGTGGTGATGAGCCGGGTGACCCTGGCCGTGGCGACGATCGCGAGTAGCGCGGTGAGTGAGTGCATGACGTACATCATCCTGCCTTCGCGGCCTGCGCGCGCCGCCGCGCCGCCATCATCGGGTGCTCGCCTGCCCCGCCGGGACGCCGCAGCATGTGCGGTGCGGCCAGCGACGCCTGCTCGCGGTCGTACTTCTTCATGAGCCGCGTGACCGCGTGCACCATGGCGTCGAGCCGGTCAGGGGACTCGTGCGGGTCCTCCTCCGGGATCCACGTACAGAGCTGTTCCTCGAGCAGCTCGTGAACCCCGACGTGGCACACACGCCCCTGCTCGTACCGCATGGCGACGGGCTGCGCGCGCAGCCTCTTGCCCTGGGACGCGTTCACGCGGCGCAGCGGCGGGGGCCCGCCGTTCGGGTTCCGCTCCTTCCAGGACAGGCGCAGCACTGTCTCGATCCAGTCCTTACCGCCGTTGTCCTCAACGACGACCAGGGACGCGCTGTACGTCTCGTACAGTCCCCACGCCCGCGCCGCAGCCCTCTCCGGACTCAGCCGCTCCGACGCGTCGTGCAGCACGTAGTTCTTCCCGTCCACGCCCCGGCCGGCCACTACCAGACCGGTCTCGTCTCCCGCTCCCGTGCCCGCGGGGTCCATGCCGATGACCACGTCGATCATCTCGGGCGCTTCCTTCACCCGGTTGTTCTCGATGTGCCTGCGCGCCACCATGGCGCCCGGCATGTCGTCCAGAACCTCTGCGTCGAGTTCCTGCCGACCGAGCGTCGTCCCCTCGTAGCGCGAGACCACGGCACGGGCGAACGTCGGCGCCAGGTTGTGCAGGTTGTCGTACGTCGAGCCGCGCACCACGGCCGTCATCTCGTCTTTGAGCAACGCCTTGATGAGCGGCAGGGGGCGGGGCGTGGTGGTCACGCAGGCCCGGGGGTGCTCCCCGAGGCGCAGACCCATCTGCGCCATGTCCCAGCAGTACTGGAGGTCCTTCCACGCCGCGAGCTCATCCGCCCAGAGGTAGTGATGCTGGGGTCCGCGCAGCCGGTCCGGCTCGGCCGCCGAGTACAGATGCTGCGTCGAGCCGTTGGGGTAGGTCAACAGCCGCTTCGAGGGCTCGTACACGGGGCGGAAGCTCGCCGGCGCGCACGCGATGATGCCCGACTCACCCTGTACCAGGACGTCACGGGTGTCGGCCGCCGTAGGCCCGATGAGCGCGCCCCGGGAGCCGGGCATCGCCTTGGCCATGCGCCACACCCACTCGGCCCCGGTGCGCGTCTTGCCGAATCCGCGTCCGGCGAGCAGCAGCCACGTGTCCCATGCCTCATGTCCCGGCGCGCGCTGCACGGCCCGGGAGTGTGCTCCGCGGCGCCCCTTGTGCGGCCGGCCGTCGCAGTCGGGCACGGAGCACAGCCACGGGACGCGGCCCATCTCCCGGTCGGCGATCGTCTGCTCGACGATCTCCTCCAGCCGCGCCAGATCCCCCGGCGCGAGCCGCTGGAGTTCGGCACGGCTGATCGTCATGCGTCCACGTCCTCCGTGAGCCTGGCGAGCAGCGTCTCCAGCTTCTCCACCCGCTCATCGGTCTTCTTGTCGTCC